CCATCTCAATGGGCGGCCATTGGTGTGCTCGGTAGCCTCATGTTTGGTTTGCTGACGTGGTTAACGAGTCTGTACTTCCAAATCAAAGCGGATCGCCGCAAAGCTGCGCGGGGTGAATGATGTTGAACAAAGCAAAGCTCAGCGCGGCAGTGCTGGCGCTAATCGCATCAGGTGCATCTGCTCCACTTATTTTCGACCAGTTCATCAGCGAGAAAGAAGGCAATGCGCTGGTGGCCGTTGTTGATCCGGGTGGGGTCTGGTCTTTATGTCACGGCGTGACTGTCATCGATGGCAGGCGCGTTGTTAAAGGCATGACAGCCACAGAAGAACAATGCCGCAAGGTTAACGCTATTGAACGCGATAAGGCATTAGCCTGGGTTGATCGCAATATCAACGTGCCTCTGACAGAGCCGCAGAAGGTAGGTATCGCATCCTTCTGCCCGTACAACATTGGTCCGGGTAAATGCTTCCCTTCGACCTTCTATAGGCGCATCAATGCAGGCGACCGCATAGGTGCATGCGAAGCAATCCGCTGGTGGATTAGAGACGGTGGACGTGATTGCCGCCTGACTAAAGGCCAGAAGAATGGCTGTTATGGGCAGGTCGAGCGGCGCGATCAGGAAAGCGCGCTGGTGTGCTGGGGGCTGGACCAATGAAAATTAATACGGGTCTAATCGGCGTTGTTGTTATTGCTTGTCTTTCGGTCGCGCTCATTAAGAGTTACTCAAACGCTAGTAGCCTTCAGAGCGATAACGACGTTCTGCGAAGTGACAACTCTTTGCAGAGGCAGGCGATAGCCACCCAGGCATTTAACTTCAATCGGTTCAATCAGGTCGCAGAACAAGCCAATAGGCTTAACTCCCTGATCGACACCAGCACCGAAGAAACCGTAATCGAATACCGGGAGATTCTCCGCCGTGAAAAAACCTGCGATCTGCCTGTTCCTGATGACATTGCTGGTGGGCTGCTCGAATACGCGCACCGTTTACGTGCCAGCGCCATGCACGCCGATACCGGCAGAGTTGACGAAACCGATGATCGTGCCGTTGCCACCAGTGCAATAACATATTGCCAGGCTGTTTTATGGATTAAGCCGCTGCTGGCCGTTATTGATAAAGGTAACAACAACTTCGCTGGTATTCGTAAGATCGAGCAACAGCGCTAACCATTTACGTGCGCATTAGTTGATTGTAATCGGATTTCTGAAGTAAAAGTCAATGGCTTACTATCTTAAATGGTAGTAATTTATCTGGCATTGACTTGTATGAAAGAGAGCCGAAATGGAAGCAAGAGGGAATTATCGTTTAAGGCCAATTTCAGAACTTGGAAGTGGGACATTTGGGCGCGTTGAGAAAATTGAACTCTTCAATTCTAGTGAGCATTTTTGTGGCTATTACGCCCGCAAAAGTCTCGCAGTCAATCACGACATTGTTGGTTCAATCTTCAGTCCTGATGACTGGAGAAGACGTTTTGAGAGAGAAGTGACATATCAATCTCGCTGCCGACATTCAAACGTTGTCCCTGTGTTAATACATAATCTCGATGCGGAGCATCCATGGTTTGTTATGCCGCTAGCTGATACGGATCTTATGAAGGAGATTGATGGGAACGTATTAAATGATGATGAGAGATTATTGGCTATTAGAATGATGTTACTCGGCGTCGAATACATCCACAAACGAGGGTATCTTCATCGAGACCTCAAACCAGAAAATATCCTAAAATTTTCTGATGGGCAGTACAAAGTGTCTGATTTTGGTTTAGTTAAGCACGATGACCCTAACGCAGCTTCAGCAGTGCTAACTAATATTGCTGTCACCATGGGAACTGATGGGTATAAAGCTCCAGAGGTGAACAGGGGTCTGTATAGTCCTAAAACTGACATCTACGCAGCGGGTGCCATAGTGAATATTTTGAATTTAAGCCATGTGGATGGTATTGATGCTCTGATAGGCAAGGCTACAGCTTACAAACCGACTGCGAGATATGATTCAGTCAGTGAGATGCTTGCCGATCTTGACGCCATAATTGAAGGGAGGCAGGCATGATAAATCTTCTGAGTTGCGGCTTTTTCTCATGTCCCAAAGATTCCGACCGCGGTAATCAGGACTCATACGTTTTGCCAGCACCGACAGGTGACGGATTCGTTTTTGCAGTCGCTGATGGCGTTGGCTCATACGAAGGTGCTAAAGAGATAGCAGATGCTGCTACTTCTGCTCTTCGGCATACCAATAACGAAAGTATTACGGACATACAAAAAACATTTCTGAGTCTAAAAGAAAAGGTTGATGCAGCTGTAGATGCTAAATCTGAATGGATCAATGCAGCGACGACTCTTTCATTCTGTTTTATTGACCATGAAGCTTTGTATGTTGGGCATGTTGGCGATACCCGCGTTTATGTTAAAAAAGGCGCTAAGCTAGCGTTGATAACCAAAGATCACACTCAACACCAAGAACTTTTTGATGATGGGATTTACACGAAGAAAGAGTTACGTGATTTGCCAGGCAAAAACACTCTTACTTCGGCGATATCCAGAAACATTGCTTTACGCTTCCAAAGCGTCAAGTTGCCCTTATCAGAACTTGTAGATGAAAATGGACTCATTACTGTTTACATCATGTCTGATGGAGCACATCACTTCTGGGAACAGAGGCCAAGACTCTCGCTTGAAACTATCTCGAAAGCACCAAAGTTTGCCGCAAGCTTGCTGAGAAGGATTGAACGGTCCGGACCGATAGATGATTACACGTTAATCGCTGCCTCTTTCCAAACATCGAAATAATAATAAACCGCCTTCATGAGGGCGGTTTTCTTTTTCTTCAACAGCTAGTCTTCCATATCAGTTTTATCCCCGCGAGGGGATATAGTCGACTTTATCCCTTTGCAGGGATATATATTCGCGATTGATTACTATTTGATAAGGTACTCCCGGTGGTTCTGAACACCGAGGGGGCGAGGACACGCGGAAAACGGCTAGTTTTTTGCATTTTATGGGTTTCATCATCATCCGTTTAACCTATTGATATTTCAGTCCTGAGCATTTGCAGGATGTCGAAATGACTATTTTTTGTTCACCATCATGGATAAAGAACTGAAAAATTTCCGGCTGAATATCACTCAGCTGGCAGCCATTACCGATCTGCACCGTCAGACGGTCGCAGGCAAGCTTGCAAATGTGCAACCCGCACCCGGCAGCAATCCGAAACTTAAGCTTTATGCCATCACCGATATTTTGCGGGAGTTGCTGACAAGCACCACTCCGTCCGAGCTGGTGGACGTCGACAAAATGCTTCCCCCCGATCGTAAGGCCTGGTTTCAGTCGGAGCGTGAACGCCTCAAGTTTCAGCAGGAAACCGGGGAGCTTATCCCGGCATCCGAAGTCACCAGAGAATTTTCCTCCATGGCGAAAGCGATGGTTCAGGTGCTGGAAACGCTACCCGATATTCTTGAGCGCGACTGCGCGATGACCCCTGCTGCCGTTGTCAGGGTGCAGCAGGTTATTGACGATCTGCGCGATCAGATCGCCCTCAAAGTTGAGCAGGCCGACTCACCGGAACAGGAGGATATGCCAGAAGAGGAGTAATTCATGCAACAGGCCACGGCAGCGGAAGTCAGGCGTAACGCTTCCGCCATTCTCAAAGCCCCTCGCCGTATGCCTGTGGCTGAGGCAGTACAGAAATTTATGCGCGTCCCGATGGGGGCCGGTAACTCGGTACCGTGGGATCCTGCCGTTGCCCCTTATGTGATTGAGCCGATGAACTGCCTGGCGATGCGTGAATACGATGCGGTGGTGTTTGTGGGGCCGGCGCGAACGGGTAAAACGATTGGCCTGGTTGATGGCTGGGTCGTCTACAACATCGTCTGCGATCCGTCGGATATGCTGGTCGTCCAGATGACGGAAGAGAAAGCCCGGGAACACTCTAAAAAGCGTCTGGCGCGAACCTTCCGCGTGAGTCCGGAGGTTGCTAAACGTCTGAGCCCGTTACGGAACGACAACAACGTGCACGATCGGACTTTCCTGGCCGGTAACTATCTCAAGATTGGCTGGCCTTCCATCAACATCATGTCCTCGTCAGATTTTAAATGCGTGGCGCTGACGGATTATGACCGTTTCCCCGAGGATATTGACGGTGAGGGTGACGGTTTTACCCTAGCCTCAAAGCGAACCACCACCTTTATGTCCGCCGGTATGACCCTGGTGGAATGTTCACCTGGTCGGGACATCCGCGACAGTAAATGGCGGCGCAAGTCTCCCCATGAGGCGCCGCCAACGACTGGCGCGCTTTCTCTGTACAACCGTGGCGATCGCCGTCGCTGGTACTGGCCGTGCCCGCACTGTGGTGAATATTTTCAGCCCGCGATGGAGGCGATGACCGGCTACCGTGATGAATCGGATCCGGTAAAAGCCAGCGAGTCGGCCCATCTGCTTTGCCCGCATTGCAACGGCATTATCACGGCAGACAAAAAGCGAGAGCTGAACGGGTTGGGAGTCTGGTTGCGTGAAGGTCAGAGTATTGACCGTGACGGCAATATTTCGGGCGAACCTCGCCGTTCACGCATAGCTTCGTTCTGGATGGAGGGACCCGCAGCCGCGTACCAGACCTGGGCGCAGCTGGTGTATAAGCTGCTGACCGCAGAGCAGGAGTACGAGGCCACTGGCAGCGAAGAGACCCTTAAGGCGGTGATCAACACCGACTGGGGGCTGCCGTACCTGCCACGCTCCGCCAGCGAACAGCGACGCGCTGATGCGCTAATGTTGCGCGCGGAAGACTACGGTAAACGCCTGGTCCCACCAAAAGTACGTTTCCTGCTGGCGGCCGTGGATGTCCAGGGCGGCAAAAAGCGCCGTTTCGTCGTGCAGATTATCGGCTATGGCGAAAACGGCGAGCGCTGGCTGGTTGACCGCTACAACATCCGTCATTCGTTGCGCTGCAGTGAGCATGGTGAGGCGGAGCCTGTTCACCCGGGCGCGTATCCGGAGGACTGGCAACTGCTGGTCTCCGATGTGCTGGAAAAAACCTATGCACTGCAGTCTGACCCGGCGCGACGCATGCCGATACTGGCGATGGCCGTCGACAGCGGTGGTGAAGAGGGCGTGACCGACAACGCTTATAAATTCTGGCGGCAGTGTCGCCGTGATGGCATGGGTAAACGCGTCTATCTGGTCAAGGGCGACAGCACAAAACGCCAGAAAATCATCACTAAAACCCACCCGAATAATACCGAACGCAGCGACCGTCGCGCCGACGCGCGCGGAGAGGTGCCGGTGTACCTGCTCCAGACCGACCTGCTTAAAGATCAGCTCAGCAACAATCTGGACCGCGAGACCCCCGGTGCTGGCTATATCCATTTCCCTGACTGGCTGGGGGAATGGTTTTACGAGGAGCTGACCTACGAAGAGCGCGGCGCGGACGGAAAATGGCGCAAGCCAGGCAAGGGGGCCAACGAAGCTTTTGACCTGTTTTGCTATGCCCACGCCCTGGCGGTCCTGCGTGGCTACGAAAAAATACGTGACTGGGAAAAACCCCCGGTATGGGCTGAGCTGCAGGATCTCAACCCAAATATTCATGAAGGGGAACGCCCCCGGGAGATAACAGTGAAAAAAACAAAACCTGTTCAGTCGCCTGTCCAGACTAAACCTGAAAAGGGCGCCGAACTCTCCGGCAGCTGGCTGGGCGCTTCCGGTAAAGGAGGCTGGCTGTGACGAAAGACGACATCCGGAGAACGTTGTTGATGGTTCGTCAGGCCTACCAGGATTCGCTGGACGGCAAGAGTATCTCCTTTACCGGCGTAAACGGCCGCGCCATTACCAACCACGATCCTAAAGCGCTGCGCGACGAGCTTGAATACTGGGAGCGGCGCTGGCGGACGGTTAACAGCCGCGGCGGATCGTACAAACTCGCTAACTTTCTGTAAGGCATTCTATGGGCATTCTTGAAAGGACACTGGGAGCTATTTCTCCCGGATGGGCAGCGGCACGCGCGCGGGACCGTCTCCGGCTCAATGCTTATGAAGCGGCTAACCCGTCACGGCTACACAAGGCGAAAAAACAAAGCCAGTCAGCGGACACGTCGGTATTTGCAGCAGGCCAGTCCCTGCGGGAGCAGGCCCGCTGGCTCGATGAAAACCATGACCTTGTGATCGGCCTGTTCGACAAAATGGAAGATCGGGTAATTGGTGCCCACGGCATCCATGTCGAGCCCCAGCCACTCGATCTGGAGGGCAACCTCCATTCCGATTTTGCCGGGCAGCTTTCAGCACTCTGGGCGGAATGGTCGGTACGTCCGGAAGTGACCGGCATGTTTACCCGGCCGGAAGCCGAGCGCCTGCTGTTGCGTTCTGCGCTGCGTGACGGGGAAGTGTTCACGCAACTGGTCAGGGGTAGTGTGCCGGGCCTGCAGCATGCCACCTCCGTACCGTTCTCGCTGGAAATGCTGGAAGCGGATTTTGTGCCGTTCAACCTGAACAGCACCGCCGGCCAGCAGGTCAGGCAGGGCATCATAGTGAACGACTGGGGCCGCCCTATCGGGTACCGGGTCTACAAATACCACCCGGCGAACATGACGCGGTTCAGCGCCGAGCTCAAAACCGTCTCAGCTGACAACATGCTTCACTTGGCACAGCGTAAGCGACTGCACCAGCTGCGGGGTATCAGCCTGATCCACGGCGTCATTACCCGTCTTTCGGACATTAAGGATTACGAAGAGAGCGAACGCGTGGCCGCCCGTATTGCCGCCGCGCTGGGGTTCTATATCAAGCGCGGTGATGCGCAGTCTCTTGGCGATGAAAATGAGTTTTCACCCCCTGGTGGCCAGCGTCACTACGATATCGCACCGGGCATGATTTATGACGATCTCAAACCCGGCGAGGATTTGGGGATGGTCGAATCTAACCGGCCTAACGTCCACCTCTACGAGTTCAGAAACGGGCAGATGCGGGCCGTGGCCGCCGGAACGCGTGGCAGCTATTCCAGCATTGCCCGGGACTATAACGGCACCTACAGCTCCCAACGGCAGGAGCTGGTGGAGAGCTTCGAAGGGTACAACGTTCTGCAGCAGTGGTTTGTCGGCCAGCACAGCCGCCCCGTTTACCGCGCATGGCTGGCGATGGCGCTACTTAGCGGTATCCAGGTTCCGCCGGATGTGGATCCGAACTCTCTCTACAACGCACTTTATCTCGGGCCGGTGATGCCCTGGATTGATCCGGGGAAAGAGGCGAACGCCTGGAAGGCCATCGTGCGCGGAGGGGCGGGTACTGAAGCGGAATGGGCGCGTGCCCGGGGGAAAAACCCGCAGGAGGTTAAGCGCCAGCGCCTGCGTGAGACCGAATTTAACCGTAAACACGGGCTGGTGTTTGATTCCGACGCCGCCAATGACAAAGGAGCGATGCCAGATGCAACGGCAAAACCAGACGATAAGCGGCGCGAGCCGGACGATGATGATTAACCCCCGCGCAAGCCTGGCGGGTGTGGATGCGGCAAACGGTCAGTGCTGGTATGAGATCCGCGCGATGACAGCCGGGCGCGTTGAAATTTTCCTTTACGACGTGATCGGCGGCTGGGGCATCACCGCCCAGCAGTTTGTCGCGGACTGCAAGGAGGCGGGAGTGTTTGACGCAAGCGCGGTGGATTTGCATATCCACAGCCCCGGTGGCGATGTGATGCAGGGCTTTGCCATCTACAACACCCTGTCCCGGCTGAAAGCGAAGGTGGATATCTGGGTGGACGGCGTTGCGGCCAGCATGGCCTCGATGATTGTCTGCCTGCCCGGCGCCACTGTACATATGCCGGAGAACGCCTGGATCATGGTTCATAAACCGTGGGGCGGCATCGCCGGGGATTCTGACGACATGCGGGACTACGCCGCCTGGCTTGATCGTAACGAAGCCCTGATGCTCAGCGCCTACATGAACAAAACCGGGTTGGGGCAGGAGGAGCTGGAGGCGATGCTGAAAGCGGAGACCTGGCTTAACGGTGCAGAGGCGGTGGAAAAAGGTTTCGCCGACACGCTTGAACCTGAACTGCAGGCCGCGGCCTGTGTGAATGAAAACAAACTGAAGGATTACCAGAACATGCCAGAACAGATTAAATCTCTTTTTGCGCCGCGCGCCGAAGCTCCGGCAAATCAGCCACAGCTGCCCACGCCTGTACAGGCGAATCTTACCCCCCCGGCGACACAGCAGCCCGCGCCGCAGATGACAAATATTGACGTCGCCGCGCTGGCCCAGCAGCTGCAGCAGCAGATGCAGGCTTCAAACGCCGAACGCGTGAGCACTGTATCCGCTGTTTTTGAGGCGTTCCCGACCTTCGCCACGCTGAAGGCGGAGTGCCTCGCCGACTTCACCTGCAGCGCAGAAAAAGCCCGCGACAAGCTGCTGCAGGCGCTGGCGGCGGGTACCACCCCAAGCGCAGGGCCGGGTGCCATTCATCTTTTTGCCGGTAACGGTAATCTGGTCGGTGACTCCATCCGTGCGGCGGTGATGACGCGGGCGGGCTATGCGCAGGCGGAGAAAGACAATGCCTATAACGGCTACACCCTGCGCGAGCTGGCGCGCGCCTCGCTGGTGGATCGCGGCATCGGTATCTCCGGGGCTGGCACGGCGCAGGCCATGGTCGGTCTGGCGTTCACTCACAGCAGCAGCGACTTTGGCAATATCCTGATGGATGTGGCGCACAAGGCGGCGCTGATGGGCTGGGATGAGGCCACAGAGTCATTCGAACAGTGGACCCGTAAGGGCACGCTGACGGATTTCAAAACCGCGCACCGCGTCGGTCTGGAATCACTGGCATCGCTTCGCAAGGTCCGCGCCGGGGCGGAATATAAATATGTCACCATCAAGGATCGCGGTGAGCCAATTGCGCTTGCCACCTACGGCGAACTTTTCAGCATTGATCGCCAGACCATCATCAACGATGACCTTGACATGCTGACCCGTATCCCGCAGGCCATGGGGCTTGCTGCGCGTGCCACCGTGGGCGATCTGGTGTGGGCAGTGCTGACCAGCAATCCGAAAATGTCGGACGGTAAGCCGCTGTTCCACGCTGACCACGGCAACCTGGTCTCCGCCGACCTGAGTATCGAAGGTCTGGATACGGCGCGTAAGGCGATGCTGCTGCAAAAATCCGGCGATCGCCGTCTGAACATTCGCCCGGCCTACATGCTGACGCCAGTTGCTATCGAGTCCCGGGCTAACCAGCTGATCAAATCTGCAAGCGTGCCTGGCGCCGATGCCAACAGCGGTATCGTGAACCCGATCCAGAACTTTGTGACCGTGGCCTCTGAGGCGCGTCTGGATGACAGCAGCCCGACCGATTTCTACCTGACCGCTGCGCAGGGGCGCGACACTATCGAGGTGGCGTATCTGGACGGTATTGATACGCCGTATCTGGAGCAGCAGCAGGGCTTTACCGTTGACGGTGCCGCCTTCAAGGTGCGCATCGATGCCGGGGTGGCGCCGCTTGACTGGCGAGGCATGGTTAAAGTCACCAAAAAATAATGACCGTCATCTGGCGGTTTTTTTTACGGAGCGGCGCGTGCAGCTCCTTTTTATTTCTGGAGAAAAAAAATGGCGAAAAATTATCAGCAGGACGGCAACACCCTGGATTTTCAGAATACTGGTGCGACTGATATTCATTCTGGGGACGCCGTGCTTTCGGGCGTGCTGGTGGGCGTCGCTCACGATGACATCCCTGCAGGGCTGTGGGGCGTACTGCACACCACGGGCGTGTTCGTTCTGCCAAAAGCGGCGGAGGAGGTCACTGTTGGTCAGAAGCTCTATCTGGCAGACGGCAAACTGACCGTGGAAGCGGGTGAGTCGGCGACTCCGAATCCTCTGGCGGGTACTGCCTGGGCTGCGGCTGCGGCGGACGCCGATACTGTTCCGGTCCGGCTGGGTTACTGATGAACCGCTTTCGTGCCCGGATGGCTCGTGCGGATGCACGGATCTCCCGGGCTTTTTCCGAGGTGCTGCCCGCCGTACTGACCATCGACGCTGAGGTGCGACCTGTTACCGTTATTTTCGAGACGCCCGATGCCCCGGTTGACGTGCCCGGCGGTGGGCAAATTCAGGATCGCTCTCCGGCCTTCAGTGCGATGACCGCCGATATCGCGGGGCTTGAGAAGCACCACGGCGTGGAAATCAACGGCACGGCTTATCGTGTGACGCATGTCGGGGCTGATGAAGAAGGCCGCACCCGCGTCACGCTGGCATATGGCGCATCGGGTAAGGTGCAGCCGGACATCAATAAGTGGAGCTGATATGGCGCGTGAGTCCAGACTGCGGCGGGATTTGCCCGTCGATATCGATGTGGATGCCATCTGGCGGATAGCTGAGCACATCGGTGCCACCCATAAGCAGTTTCGGGCAGCGTATTCTCGCGCGCTGAAACGTACCGCCGCTACCCTGCGTAAAAAAGCGATGGCAGACCTGAAGGACGGGCTGGCCCCCCGCAGCCTGGACCTTGTACGTCGACGCCTGCTTTCCTTTCGCCTCGATCGCGCCTCTCAGTCAAAGCTGGATAACTTTCGTCTCTGGTTTGGCCTGAATGCCATCAAGGTCAAAGATTTGAAAGGTCGGATTAACGGGCGGGTACGGCCTCGCCATTCCAGGCGTGATAAATCCACCGGACGGTTTATTAAGGCACGGCGCCAGGCGGACAATGCCGGGTTTACGCCAAAGGGCAGCATGCTTACCCCGCGAACATTTGAAAATGGGGAAGTGGCACGCTCCCGCCGTGAGAACAGGCGAACGGTGATTATTCGCGATCCTGACACGCGCCGCACCCGCGAGGCGGAAGTTGATATTTATGAGCCGATGCTGAACTACATCGAAGATAACGCCTTTGCGGAGGCGATGGAGATTTTCATGCATCACTTTGAAACCGATCTGCGCGGGCGCGTGAAAGCCCGTATTTCTGTCTGAGGTGAACCATGGCTGAGCCATTACTGCTGGGCCAGTATCATGATGCCGTCACCGGCGCGCTGAAAAACATTACGTGGGTGCGCGACGCCGATGCCTATCCGGAAAAAAACGTGCCCCGTTTTACCGGGCTGACTACCCCGGCAGTGTATTTCTCTATCAACGGCTGGGAGCAGGGTGGAGGCAACGAAGGCCAGCTCAACGTGGAGCTCTCCTGCGATTTGTTCGTGGTCGTGGATGCGGCTGGCATGGGCATCAGTAGGCCAGAAATTTTCCTGCGCACGGCGGCAGCCGATATCACGCAGTGGATTGACGGCCAGCAGTTCGGCCTGACGCATCTGCAGCCCGCCGTTTTTGTCGATGCGTCACGCGACGAGTTCGATCCGCGCATGGATGACTATCTGGTATGGCGAATTTCCTTCACTCAGTCTGCCGCCTTTGGTGCCGATCCGTTTGCGCAGCTGAATGCCCCGTTGAAATCGGCGTGGCTTGGTAAGGCGCCGGATATCGGTCGCGCGCACGTGGACGACTACCAGCTCATATACGAGGCCAAACCCGATGAGTGATATTGAGGGCGATTTGCAGCGCCGCCTGGCGAATATCGTCCGGCGCGGCGTTATCCATTCCGTTAAGCATGACGGTATCCCGAAATGCCGGGTCGATCTGGGCGATATCACCACCACCTGGCTGCCGCTTTGCCAGGGCTTTTCAGGGACGAACCGGGCAGATTCTAATCCGTATGCGGTGGGCGATGCGGTCACGGTGCTGTCGGAGGCGGGCGAGCTGAACAATGGACGGGTGTTTCCCGGCTGGAATACCGGCGGCCTGCCGGTGCCGGAGGGTAGCGACAGCGAACATATTACCCGGTATGGCGACGGTACCGAGATCCGATATGACCGTGCCGCGCATGCGCTGACCATCACCCTGGCGGAAGGCGGGAGCTACAAAATCGTCGGTAAGGGTACGCTGGACGGCCCGGTGGAAATCACCGACACCCTGACCGTTCAGGGAAAAACGCAGATCAATGCCGATACGAACGTTGCCGGAAATATCGGAGCAACACAGGAAATTTCAGACGGTACCGGAAAAATGAGCGGGATCCGCGAAACCTTTAACGGCCACGATCACGATGAAAATGGTGACGGCGGCGGCACCACAAATCCCCCTAATCAACAAATGTGACCTGCCGCGGCAGGTTTTTTTATGCCTGGAGAAAATGAATGGCGAATTTACATGGTGTAGAAACGATCGAGCTGACGTCCGGTACGGTCGCGGTCACGACGATCCAGACGGCCATTATCGGTCTGGTGGGCACCGCACCGGATGCCTCAGCTGGTAGTCCGGCAGCGGGTACCGTCGGGACGCCAATACTGGACAACGTCGTGGAGTTTACCGCCACGCTCGTCGGAAGGGCTGGCAATGTGCTGGTGGTTAACGCAGTAGCTGGCGTTCCCGATGCGGAAAATCCCGCTGAGGTCGAGACGGCTGCCGTCTGGGACGCCGCGGCTTCAACCCTGACCATCACGCTGGGCTGTGATGAAGGCGGCAAGCTAAAGGCGACCCCTGCAGACGTCGTTAACGCCGTCGGTGCGGTAGAGGATGTGAAGGTCACGGCAAAAGGTAGCGGCAGCGGAATTGTATCTCCGTTTAGCCTGCAACTGGTCGGCGGCGAGGATGAGCCGTTCCCGCTGAATACGCCCGTTGCGATTGTGGGCACCACGATGCTGTCCCGTCTGGGGGACAAGGGCACGCTCAAACAGGCGCTGACCGAAATTAACGACCAGCGAAACGCCCTGACGGTGGTGGTTCGCGTTGCTGAAAACGCTGACGCGCAAAATACGGAAAAGCAGCGGGCAGCGGTGCTGGCCGGGATCGGCGCGCTGTCGTCTGCCAAATCCGTGACGACGTACCAGCCACGTATCGTGATTGCGCCGGGATTCAGCGAGGATGATGCCGTGGGCAAGGCGCTGGAGACCGTTGCGGGCAAGCTGCGGGCGGTGGCGTATGTTGACTGCGCTGCGGGTGCCACGCTGCAGGAGGTGGTGCAGCGCCGTCAGTCCTACGGCATGCGCACCGAGCTGCTGCGCCCGCGCGTGCAGGTCAGCAACGCCGATGGCCAGCTGGTCTACCGCCCATATTCTGCCTTCGCGGCGGGGCTACGCGCCCGCATCGACTTCGAGAAGGGCTGGTGGTGGAGCAAATCCAACCAGGACATCAATAACATCCTCGGGGTGGAGCAGATCGATGAGTTCATTCTGGGGGATGAAAACTGCGACGCAAACCTGCTGAACATGCAGAACGTCTCCACCATCATCCGCAGGGCCGGGTTTAAGCACTGGGGCAACCGTCTTTGCGGTACCGATCCGCAGTGGCGTTTTGAATCAGTCCGCCGTACCGCTGACGTCATCGAGGACAGTATTCAGGAGACGATGCTGGAATACGTTGACCGCCCTCTGGACCGCGAGAACGCCGACGACATCATCGGCACCATCAACGCTTATATGCGCCAGCTCGTCGGGCTCGGGGCCATTTTTGGCGGCCGGGCCTGGCTGGATGAGGAGCTGAATACTGCAGAAAGCATGGCGGCGGGCGTGCTGTACATCAACTACGACTTTGGTCCGAAATCGCCGACTGAGCTTATCAGCCTGCGCGTCCGGGTGAATAACAACTATGCGCTTGAGGAGATGCTGACAGCATGAGCGAAAAAAACACGTTACGCGTCTGGACCTTTTTCCGGCAGGGGATCCGCATTCAGGGGGCACATGAGTTTACGCCGCCGACGTTGTCCATCGTTAAAACCGATCTGCGCACCGGCGCGCAGGATGCACCTTCTCCCGTGGATGACGGCATGGAGGCCCTGACCTGTCAGCTGAAATTCTACGGTATCGATACGGACATGCTGACTGCATTTGGGTTTGTCAGCGGCAGCCGCCCGCGCTTTACGGCCTATCAGGGTTATCTGGCGAACGGTACCGCGCTGGGCACCATTGAGGAGATTGAAGGCTTTGTGCAGACCGTTACGCCGGATGCGCGGGGTAAGGATAGTCTGTCCGAAAATGCCGTCACGGTGGAAATCGCCGTGAGCTATTACCGCCAGACCAAAGATGGCCGTGAGCTTTTTGCCATTGATACCGAGCGATTTGCGCGACGGGTAAATGGTGTAGATGTCCTGTCCGGTCTGTCGGCGAAAGTCCGACTTTAAATAAGATACTGACAACGGCCTGCGGGCCGTTTTTTATGGAGATAAACATGTCTTTTCCAGGTGAAACCCGCGTTATCAAACTGTACTCCCCCGTCACGCTTGAAAATGGCAGTGCGCTCAACGAGGTGACGCTGCGCGAGCCTCTGGTGCGTGATCGTATCGCTTATTCAAAAGATCGCGGCAGTGAAGAAGAAAAAGAAGCGCGCATGATTGCGCTGCTGTGCAACCTCGGCGAACAGGATATCTGGCTACTGACAGCCGCGGATTATGCTCAGCTGCTGGACGCGTTTAACGTTTTTATGCTCCCGCCCGGCAAGCGACCGAAAGAGGACTGATTCGGGCGATGCGTTTTCTGGGGCGGCGACTGCATTTTCCGATGACGGAATACCTAGATATGCCGTTCAGCGTATTTTCTGATTTTCTTACCGACGAAGTGGAGGCGGTAAATCGTGGCCGGACTAAGCCAGAACCTTAAGGCCGTCATTACCTTTGGCGGCAATATCGACAGTTCCTGGAGCCGTTCAGCGAACGGCCTGCAAAAGAACCTGAAGGACGTCGGCAAGCAGTCAGAAAAGCTGACGAAAGACCAGACCAAGCTGGCGGCAGAGATTAAGCGCGCAAAGCTGGCCGGGCAAAGCCTGGGCGATCTCAAGCGGCGTTATAGTGATGTATCTCGTGAAATCCGTAAAACGGAGGCCGAGCAGCAGAAGCTGAATCAGCAGATGCAGAAGGCACAGCGGCTGGCAGCATTCAAGGGCGCAGGGAAGGGGCTGTTTCGCCGCGGGCTGGGTATTGCCGGTCAACTGGGCGGTATGGTGGCGCCGGGGCTGGCAATCGGCGGCGGCGGGGTTGTGGCCTCTGCTCTGGGCACCCTGATCGCCCCGGCGGCGACAAACGAGGAGACGGCCAGGCGCGCCGGCGTGGCAAAAAGCTATGGCGTGGATATCCCCACCTATGACGCCTGGGACACGCTCGCAAAGCAGTACGACATGAACGGGGAGAACATCGGCGATCTTTTTGAGGAGTATTTGCATAAGGCGGGGGAGTACAAGCAGAACGGCAAACAGGGATCGCTGCAGGATGCATTTGAAACGCTGGGCTTTAAAGCCGGTGATTTTGCCGGACTCAGTGATATGGCGCAGTTCGAAAAAATCGTTGAGCGTGCGCTCAGCCTGCAGGATGAGTCGAAGGCCTCGTTTGCGCTGGATTCGCTGTTTGGCGGTGAGGCGAGCAAGCTGCTGATGCTGCTGAAGCAGTCCGGCAAGAGCTATCGGGACCTGATGGACGAGCAGCGGCGCTATAACCTCGTCACGAAAGAAGGTGCTGATGGGGCGATGGCGGGCAACCGCGCAGTCTCGAACCTGCGCACTGTCTTCTCCTCGGCTCTTGCAGAAATCTCCGGCCAGCTGGGTAATGAGCTTGCGCCGGATATTCGCCGACTGACGGACGACATGGCGGAGTGGTTTAAGGGCGGCGGTATAAAGCGGATCGTCAGCTTCCTGCGCAATGACCTTTACCCGGGCGTGCTGACGTTCGGCCAGGGCATTGTGTTCGTCGGGAAGGTGGCCTACGCGCTGGCGAAAAAACTTTCCTGGCTTTTACCGGATGAGCGAAGCGATCAGCGGGATGTCCTTAAATCACTGGCAATGACGGGTTCGGTTGATATCGCGCGCATGACGGCCCAGAAAAACGGGCAGGGCGAATGGTTCGAGCAGCAACTGAAGGAAAAGCCGGACCTGCCGGATGATGTGAAAAAATCGTACCGGGACACCAGGGGATTTTTCCGTGATGACGATGACACCTTTAACTCCACCCTCGACAAGTATATGACCCCGGTGGGTAACGGTGCGCTGTTTGACCCGGGTGGTTTCATGAAGCCGGAGCGCCAGCAGCCTGACGCACCTGGTTCCGATACGGCAGCATGGGATAAATATCCCGGTCCGTTGATGCCTCCTTTCACGACATCGAAACCATCCCCTGTCGATCGGCTTTCCGGCGAGCCTCAGGTTAACCGGGTGAATACCCTCCCGGATGACGACGGCCGCTGGGGTACGTTGCTGCAAAAACTTGACTCAGCGGAAGACGCCCCCGCGCCCCGGCAGCTGACGGACAACCGCCGATTTGAATTTCATTATGAAATCCACGGAGCACCTGGACAGGATGAACGGGCGATCGGTGATGAGGTTGTCGACGTAACGAAAACTAACCCTATTTTTAAAGGTGACAGCAGCATGCTGGACGGAGGACAAATCTGGTGAGTGAAATTATTCCCTTCTTCGAAGACTTCGGGCAGGCAGGGGCCAGCGCGGCGCGCGGCGCACAGGCTGCCCGGGTGATGATGATGCTGGGTGATTTTGCTTTTTCCATCGACACCACCGCGTATAACCAGCTGACACGCGAGGCCAGCTGGCGATGGAGCGAGCAGGAGCGCATCGGCAAACAGGACCTGCTGCAGTACACCGGCAAGCCGGGGCGAACCGTCAGGCTTGAGGGTGAATCTCATGCATTCTTCCGCAAGGGGGTGGATGCCGTTAACGATCTCTACGATCTTGCAGACCAGAACAAGCCACAGCAACTGGTCAGCGGTGAAGGGGATGTGCTGGGCTGGTGGGTGGTGATCGACTTCTCAGACACGACAAACCGCTTCCTGCCCGGCGGCGGCCACCGAAATAAAAACTGGACGATGACGCTGAAACATTATGCCGACGACATATCAAACCCGTGAAGGTGACGTGCTGGATGCCATATGCGCAGCGCGCTACGGCACGGAAAATCTGTCCTATACCCTGACTCAGGTACTCGAAGCAAATCCTGGGCTTGCCGATATCGGCGCGGTCTATCCGGCGGGTTTGATTATTACCCTGCCGGAACTGGCACCGCCAGTGAAGGAATCAGCCTTTAGCCTGTGGGATTAATATGACTGAACAGATTGCTAAACCCGAATACGCCCCGGCGTTCAGCGTCAGCGCGGAGGGGAAGGATATCACCCGCGCGCTGCAGCAAAGCCTGGCTGAAATGACGTTGACCGATTACGGCGGCGCCACGGCAAAAGCGGATGAGCTAAAAATCACGTTACTCTCAGAAACCCTCCCTTTACCAACAAAAGGCGCCCGGCTGCGCGTGGCGCTGGGCTTCAACAACCAGCTGGTGGAAAAGGGCTGGTTTGTGGTGTCCGGCGTCGGCAGCAGTGGTCCGCCCCGGCGTATTGAAATTTATGCCACGGCCGCGCCCATGAACGCGCAGAAACAGCCCGGGGATGTCCTGAGTCAGAAGACCCGAAGCTGGGATAATCTGCGCCTGACGGATCTGGTTAAAACCGTGGCCACCGAAAACGGCCTGATACCGAAAGTGGACTCGGATTTAGCTGATATCCATATCGATCACGTCGATCAAGTCGGGGAGTCTGACGCCAACCTGCTGACCAGACTGGCCCGGTCCTGGAACGCAGTCAGCAAACCATCCGGAGGATACTGGCTTTTTCTGCGGCAGGGCGCAACGGCTAAGGCTTCAGGTGAACAGACCGGGGAACTGGTTATCACTCCTGAGGAAGTTTCAAACTGGTCATACAGCGAAGGCGAGCGGGGGAGTTCTACGGGGAAAGCCACCGGCAGCAGTGGTAAGTCTTCAGGCAAAATCGGTGTGCGCTATTACGACGAAGTGGACGGGAAGACCAAGACCACAACGGTTGACCACGACGGCCCCTCGATGGCGAATCCATATACCCAGCCCGCAAAGGCCACTGCAGATCAGCAGGCCAAATCGAAAAAAACGCAGGCCCGGCGCAACGAACAGAAGATGACGGTGACGGGACCGTGCCGTCCGAAACATGTCCCGCTTACGGCAGAATCCAGCGTCTCCACGTCCGGTTTTGGCGAGCGGGAAGATCGTGCCTGGGTGGTCGAATCGCTGGTGTACTCCCTGACGCCCGCCGGGTTCAGCTATACGTACAACCTCGTGGTTGATATCCGCAAGCCTGCGAAGTCCTCTAAAAAATCCGGCAGCAAGGATAAAACCGGCCCGGATTATTTCGGTTAACTCTCCGCCCTACGGCGATCTTCATATGGAAAACAATATGAACGGTGTAAACAACCGGACCGGTAAACGCCTGTCCGGTAGCGACCATTTGCGCCAGTCCGTCAGCGATATCCTCTCTACGCCGCTCGGCAGCCGCGTGCTGGTTCGTGACTACGGTAGTGAGCTGTTTTCGCTGGTGGACAACCCCCGGGACGATCTTACCAGACTGCGGATTATCGCGGCCACGGCCTCAGCGCTTGCACGCTGGGAGCCCCGTTTGCGGGTTAAGCGCGTGATGGTCACTTTCCCGGCCGATGAAACTGGGTGTGTCGTCGATATTGAGGGGATCAACAAAGAGAATAATCTTCCCGCAAGCACCGGAGGCATACAGATTTATGGCAAGTAGTTACGACGTAATTAACCTGTCCGCGCTGGCGGTACCGGACGCCATTGTGGTACCGGATGCCGCCGATATTTTTACCCGCTGGCTGGCGCGACTGCGCGAACTGGACCCGGAATTTGACGCGCTTGTGGAGTCTGACCCGGCTTATAAACAGGGGGAAGTCAACGCCTACCAGCTGACGCTGGCTTTTCAGCGTGTCAACGATGCGGTTAGGGCCGTTTTACTTTCCAGCGCCAGAGGGGCCGATCTTGACCAACTGGGGGCTACATTTAACGTTTCCCGTCTGGTAATTGACCCTGGCGATCCGGATGCGGTACCGCCCGTCGACCCTGTCTATGAAAGTGATGACGCTTTTCGTGAACGGATCCAGCTTTCGTGGGCGCAGCTGAACACTGCAGGCGCGCGCAACGCGTACCGCTTTCATGCCAAATCGGCCGATAACGATGTGCTGGATGCGGATGCATATGGGCCGGAAACTCATAACCGACCCGGTGAAGTGGATGTCTATGTGCTTTCACGAACCGGTGATGGTGAGGCAGGTGAAGGTCTCATCAATGCGGTAATGAACAAACTGAATGCAGATGAGGTGAGACCGCTCACCGATTTTGTCAGCGTGAAAACCGCCACTGTCGTTAGTTATGCCGTCACGGCTGAGCTCTATATACCAGACGGACCTGATGCGCAGACGGTGCTGGAGAATGCCGTAAGCACACTGACGAGCTATACGCAGCTATCCCATCGCATCAACGCCGTTGTACCGCTTTCTGCGATTTACGCTTCCCTGCAGCAGCCCGGTATCTCTCGCGTCAGGCTGATCAGCCCGACGGCAGACCTGGAAGCGACCGCCGGTCAGGCACCGTGGTGCAGCGCGATAAACGTCACGCGCAAAGGAGGCTTAAGTGGATAAATTTCGCTCCCTTCTGCCTGTTTCAGCTATCCATCCAGAACGGGCGCAGGAGCAGGCCAGCACTGAACAGATAGCCGCGCTTGATACCGATATGGTCCGCAAGGTTAAGGATCCTGATACCTGTCCGGCCCATCTTCTACCGTGGCTTGCCTGGGAGTTTGCCGTGGACTCATGGGAAGAGACGTGGACCGAAGAGGAAAAGCGGCAGGTTATCAAGGATGCGGCCTATGTTCACCAGCATCGGGGAACGGCTGGTGCAGTACGGCGCTCGCTTAGCGCTGTCAGCCTGCCGACGACCGTCGTGGAGTGGTGGGAGGATGAGCCACGCAGAGACCCTTATACCTTCCGCGTTGAGGTCTACAGCGTGCAGGCCGTCGATGAGGGGCTCTACCAGCGTATCCGACGCCAGGTGGATAAAGCCAAAAATCTTCGCAGCCTGCTGACCACCATCGACGTAATCGCCGATCTGGGCTCGAAGGGAACTTACTACACTGGCGGTGCTGTTACCGCGTGGATTGATATTGTTATTGAGGCAGGAGCTTAACCATGGCTGAAAAGTATTACAGCATTTTGACCAACAGGGGAAAGGAGCTGGAAGCGCAGTCTTCTGCAACAGGAAAGCCCGTCATTATTAAAGATTTCGTCGTGGGTGACGGGAATGGCCAGGCAGTAACGCCCGATCCAGCGCGTACCAGCCTGGTAAAAGAGGTATACCGCGGAGCAATCTCTGCGCTACAGATTTCACCCGATCAGACAAACCAGTTTATCGCACAGCTGGCGTTGGGAACCGACGTGGGCGGTTTCGTGGTTCGTGAAGTGGGTCTTCTTACTGACGCTGGTGAGCTCTATTCAGTAGCAAACTGCGCTGCTATCGAAAAGCCGGAAAATAGCGTTAGCGTCAGCCTGCAGTATCGTCTTGCAGTGTCCGAGACGGCGAACATTGAGCTGAAGACCGCCACCGGCGATGGTTTGTTTTTACGTCTCGATAAAAATCTGACTGAGATAGCGGCAAGTGGTGCAGCAGCACAAAAGGAAGCACGTGAAGCGATTGGTATCATGGATGCGAGCACTGAGCGTAAGGGACTGGTACAGCTCAGTAGTGCAACCGACAGTGCATCCGAAACGCAAGCAGCTACACCAAAAGCGGTTAAAGCGCTGAAGGATAGCCTCGGTGATGCTGCAAAAAAAACGGTCGTCACCTCAGCAACTGATACTACTGCTGGTCGTGTGCCTGTTGTTGGTTGGCTTGGGTTGTCAAAAGCTATAAGCATTCCAAATAATACTAACCTTGCTTCTTTTTTAGCTACAGCTCCTGGCGCGTTTTATCATTGCGATGGTTCAACAGGGTATACGAATGCACCTAATTTTGGCGCAAATTGGTTTGATATTTATCTAACGATCCATGAAACAACTGATTACCGCACGATGATCGCAATCAGTTCGACAGGTCAAATACAGGCAGCTGCAATAACAGCGGGTAATTTCTCTGGATGGAGAAAGATCTATTCTGACTACGAAAAACCCACTCCGGGGGAGATCTTCCCATTATCAGGAGGGATCGCGAATGCCGCAAACTTAAATGATTACACAGCCCCTGGCTTGTATTATCAGCCCGCGAACGCGCAGGCGGCAGCTGGGACCAACTACCCGGAAGCCAATGCTGGTTCGCTGGAGGTTTATAAGCACGCGGGAATTACGCAAATATACCGGGTTTATAACAATTCCCGCTCGTATATTCGCACTCTTTACGGCGGAACGTGGACGGCATGGATAAAGCAGTATGATGCTGCGAACAAGCCAACCGCCGCAGACGTCGGCGCGCTGGCGAGCAACGCAAACGCGGTTTCGGCAACAAAGCTACAGACCGCGCGCACCATCGGCGGAGTGGGGTTTGACGGGACGGCAAATATCAACCTCCCTGGCGTGAATACGCAGGGTAACCAGAATACCACGGGAAATGCGGCAACGGCGACAAGGTTACAAACTGCTCGAACCATTAACGGTGTTTCATTTAATGGCACCGCTAACATTACTATTCCGGCTAGTTCTATAGGGTCATATACAAAAGCGGAGAGTGATGCGCGTTTTGTTAACTGGAGCCATAACGCAATTGGCTCGATTTGTCTTGCACGATTCGATCCACAAAACCAATCCGTCGCGCCCAATGCTTCAACCGCAGGATCTAATCTTCATCCTGCGGGAATAACAGGGTATCCAGATGCATCAGGAGGGGATTGGATGGCGTTGCGTGCGTCAGGTACCCTCAGTGGAACATGGCGTTGCCTTGGTTATATTTGGAACGATACTGATGGCGGCGGCAATCGCCATTGGTCTGTTTCTCTATTTGTGAGGATTGCTTGATGTATTTACAGTTTGATGATGTTCGTAACCCAGTTTATGCAAACGAAAAGAAAACGGTAATTAACTGCGAAGTATTATTTAGGCATTTGCCAGGGGAATATGTTCCATTTACTGCAACAGCAGATGATCCTCAAGCCTGGGGTCGGGATATTTTCGCGCAATGTGACAGGCGAAAATGGGGGGATGTTTCACCAGATACTGCACCAAAGATTGATTGGAAAGGGCAAGCTGAAGAGCAGCGTCAGACTCTACTGAATATATCTAATGCTGCAACTGCTGACTGGCGAACAGAGGCAGCTCTAGGGGAAATCAACGAAACGGATAAACATCAATTACTGGAATGGATTGATTTTAACAAAAAGCTGAAAGCGCTAATTTTTGACGGAATAGATAGTCAAGAAAGGTACGATTCTATCGCTTGGCCTGAGCAGCCTTGACATAAGCGGGGGGAAGCCCCCCGCGTGCTATCATCGCAGAAGAACAAGCCTTCGAAGGTTGTTATTTTGCTTTTGCTCGATATATTTATATGTGATTTTTGCCAAGGCATATGTCAGTGCTAGGGAAATGCAAATTGCGATTATCTGTACCCACATTGACTGTAGCGCGGCATCGCCAAATGAAGCCTTAACAATTTTTCTAACGTTCTTCTGGACACCTTCATGGAGTAAGTAAATAGAAAAAGAAAGGTTTCCTGTGAGCATTAACCATTTAATATCAGGTAGTTTGTTACATCTCTCCAGCTTCAACAACGCCACTGCAAGTAGGGCGCTCGGTACGCCCCACATCATTAACCGCGAATTATGAAAAACAGGATTATGAAGATTTAAAGCAAAAAATAATGAGGAACATGCGATAACTATCCTCCAGGAGATACTGAGTTTGTTATCCATATTCTTATAGGTGTAGAAAACGACTAAGCCGAGTAAGAACTCTAAAATTACAGGATTGGTTATCATGCTTAAATATGGAATAGAAAATCTAAACCCTGCTATCCCGTAGTTCTCTGGAGTCGGCAAAATAAGGAATGGCACTAAAATAAGTGCTATCATGACGGAATTGATAAATAGCCATTTTAAACGGCCTACAAAGAAAGATAACGCAACAACTATGTAGAAAAAAATTTCATAGTTGAGTGTCCATCCCTGGCCTACACGCGCACCACCATACAGCGGCCCATAGCTATCAACACCCTCACCACCGATCGGTATGAAAAGCATTGATTTTATTGACTCAATGAAAGTCTCATGCGAGCTGCCTACGCTAAGAATGGTAACCAAGTAATAGAGTGGAATGATACGTATCAATCTTTTAAGCAAATAGTTTGCCGCTTGCTTTGGGCCAGTGTCGGAAGTCCGTACCGTATACGCAGCAATGAACCCGGATATAACGAAAAACATATCCACACCAGACCAACCATTAGACACTAACGAACCAATAATGGTGTTGGGGTCCAGATGGAGAGGGATCGTGAAGTGGAAAAACACTACGAATAGCGCTGCCACTCCTCTTAGCATTTGAATTGATCTTAGCTGCTGCGCGCGGCTGTCGTAAGAATTATTATTTATCATTATTTGAATCATCGTGGCTTGGCAGAATAACGCCAAGCGTTACAAAAAGAGACATGCTAATCAGCGTCAGTAAGTAAAATGGATTTTTATATACTGAATCCCCAAATGGAGCCCCCAAGCATAAGAGCACGAACAAGAAAAATACGATATATACGGCTAACTTTTTCATGAAGCATCTTCCGTGAATAAAAATACTAACATAAGAAATTTTACTTTTTTAGTTAATTGATGCGCCGATTTCTTTCATTTTTCTAAGCACACGTTGAAGTTCATCAGGTTCCAGTTCTAGCTGAGCAGCCATAAAGAACAGCATGTGCAGCCCCATAACCCTTGGCGACTCACCCCCCGTGTATTTTCGCCAGTGATTACTTCCTGCCAGACCTGCAAGGTCCGCCATCTGGTTTCCTGTTAACCCAAGCTCGTCTTTAAGCCGAGCAAGGTCTTCTGGCGCTGGAGGGGTATAGTTTTCAATTAGTGGCATGATGCACCTGTTAAAAAAGCCCCGAAGGGCTTATTTATTAAATTAGTTTGAGCAATACCGTTGTGATGGTAGCCACTGCGCCGATTAGGCCAGATGCAACCACAATTGGATACCAGGTTGATTCTCTGTTCAGTTTTGACGTCTCAGCTATCAGCTTTGCAATTTCTGCGTTGATTTTTGCAAGTTCTGCCTGGGTCATCTCTTTAGCGCTCATGTTTCTTCCTTTCGGGATGTGCGGGTCTCGAACAATTCGTTACCCTATGCAAAAGAGTGTAGCCCTTTTGGGGCTTCGTGTCAATGCAGATAAAAGGCTGAATAGCGTAAATTATTAAATATTATCGCAGCCCTTTTGCGGGAAGGGCTGTGATAGTAATCTCTGGACTTAGACGGGGTTAATCTAATGCCAGCCACATATCGGCCTCTTCAAACATCTCCATAACAGCCTTGCTAATCTGTTCCTTTTCATGCTTGCTCGCATCAGTATTAATCGCAGGCAATGTCATCATCGGCTTAACCCGAACCTCTGCATCTGGAAAGATACGGTGCACTCTTTTGCTTAGTTCGCCATGAATGATCTCTTTGGCGCCAGGTAAACCATCAAAATTCCTTTTGTCATAAACGAGTTCCACGAACATGCTTTAACTCCTCTTTACTGGGGGATGTCAGAGTATATACTGTATATTTAAACAGTATCAATGAGAGTGAGTGTATCATGCAGTTTTATTCACCGACCGAATTGCGCCAGATCGTTGGAATACCTTTGTACAGCGATGTTGTGCAGTGTGGCTTCCCATCTCCAGCTGCTGACTATGTGGAACAACGTATCGACTTGAATGAGTTGCTAATTGCGCATCCCAGCTCAACGTATTTCGTAAAAGCAGCTGGCGACTCGATGATCGAGGCCGGTATTAGCGACGGGGATCTGCTGGTGGTTGATAGCTCCCGGACTGCTGAGCATGGGGATATTGTTATTGCCGCGGTAGAAGGGGAATTTACAGTCAAACGTCTGCAGCTACGTCCTACCGTTCAGCTCATTCCAATGAATAGCGCGTATTCGCCGATCCTTGTTGGTAGCGAAGATACGCTGGATGTCTTTGGAGTTGTTACTTTCATCGTTAAATCGGCGAGCTGAGCATGTTTGCGCTCTGTGACGTTAATTCTTTCTACGCATCATGCGAGACGGTGTTTCGTCCCGATTTGAGGGGGCGGCCGGTGGTCGTTCTCTCAAATAACGATGGCTGTGTAATCGCACGCAGCGCCGAGGCCAAGGCCGCTGGGATCACAATGGGGGAGCCTTTTTTCAAGCAAAAGGACTTATTCCGGCGCGCCGGGGTTGTTTGCTTCAGCAGCAACTACGAACTCTATGCTGACATGTCCAACCGGGTGATGACAACGCTTGAGGAAATGAGCCCTCGTGTCGAAATTTACAGTATCGACGAAGCTTTTTGTGACCTGACTGGTGTACGCAGTTGCCGGGACCTGACGGAGTTCGGCAAAGAAATCCGCGCGACGGTTCTGAAGCGTACGCATCTGACTGTAGGTGTTGGTATTGCTCAGACTAAAACACTCGCTAAACTCGCCAACCACGCCGCAAAGAAATGGCAGCGGCAGACGGGCGGGGTTGTTGACCTCTCAAATGTCGATCGGCAGCGTCGGCTATTGGCTATCGTGCCTGTAGAGGATGTTTGGGGCGTTGGCAGGCGCATCAGTAAGAAGCTGAACGCCATGGGCATTAAAACGGCTCTGGACCTCTCAGAACAAAGCACCTGGATTATCCGTAAACACTTTAACGTCGTACTGGAGCGAACAGTCAGGGAGTTGCGCGGGGAACCCTGTCTCGACCTGGAAGAGTTCGCGCCGGCAAAACAGGAAATCGTCTGCAGCCGATCATTCGGAGAACGCGTCACAGATTACGAGCAAATGCGCCAGGCTATCTGCAGTTATGCTGCCCGTGGTGCTGAAAAACTGCGTGGTGAGCACCAGTACTGCCGTTTTATTTCGGCGTTCGTGAAGACCTCTCCTTTTGCGCTTAACGAACCATATTACGGTAATAGCGCCTCAATGAAGCTTATCACGCCAACACAGGATTCCCGCGACATCATCAACGCCGCGGTAAATTGCCTGGACAAAATCTGGAAAGACGGACACCGCTACCAGAAAGCAGGGATAATGCTCGGTGACTTCTTCAGCCAGGGGGTGGCCCAGCTAAACTTGTTCGACGAAAACGCGCCGCGGGCCGGAAGCGATAAGTTGATGGAGGTGCTTGATCACCTAAACGCGAAAGACGGAAAAGGCACGCTGTACTTCGCCGGACAGGGCATTAAGCAGCAGTGGCAGATGAAGCGAGAAATGCTTTCGCCGCGGTATACGACGAGGTATTCAGATTTGCTCGTGGTCAGGTGACGGGCTCTATTAACTCCGGTCCCTGATTCTTCACATTACCCACCGCGCGCGTCACGGCGTGCCAGATAAACTTGTCGGCGGGCACTGCACCGTTGGAAATTATCTCCTCAGCTTCTTTCCCGCCTACATTCTGACGCATCCATTCGCGCGCAGCTTCAGGTGACAGAACCAGTGGCCGGCGGTCGTGAATATCGACAAGGCCTTTGTCAGCTGCAGATGTCACGATTAGAAACCCTTCCGCTTCGTCACCGCGCTCGAATGGTGTGCTGCCGATTGCCGCCATAAATATAGGCTGGCCGTCGGCCCGGTGAATGAAGTAGGGCTGTTTTTTGTCGCCTTCCTTCTTCCATTCGAACCACCCATCCGCAAAACAGATTGCCCGACCATGCTGCCAGAGAGGCTTGAACATCCTGCTGGTGGCTGCCGTCTCGACGCGCGCGTTTATCAATGGTGCTTTATCCCACCACCCAGGCGCGTAAGACCACAGGACCGGGTCAAGATGCAACTGTTCGTCGCGTTCGCTCAGCAGCAGAACTTTGGTTCCGGGCGCTACGTTGTAACGCCCAATAGGCTCGGGGTCATATGCGATATTACGATCGGCTTCGTCGGTCAGGTAAGCTAAGTATTCTTCGCGGGTTTGGGCTTGTGAAAATCGTCCACACATAGAAACCTCCAGCTGGATGTCAGACTGAAAGTATAGGGCAGTGAGAAAAAGTAGCGTGGTGGTAAAGTCTTACAAACGGATCGGTGGCAATTAGCTTGTTGTGCCTGATTTTTTGACGGTATTTTTCCCCGGTTTTTCCCCAGTGATTCCCCGAACAAAAAATAGACATGAAAAAACCAGCCGTAATAGGCTGGTTTCTAAGGGAATTTTGGTCGGCACGAGAGGATTTGAACCTCCGACCCCCGACACCCCATGACGGTGCGCTACCAGGCTGCGCTACGTGCCGACGCATAAAAAGAATACTACTCGATTCCGCTTTGAATGCAAGGGG